AATCAAAGTAATAACATGTATTTTTCACATTCTTATAAAGAAAGTGAATAGCTAAAAAGAAGAATTATGATAGATGATAAATTAATCCAATGCGCTCTACAGGATGTAATCCTGAATGCCAGGAATAAAGATACAGCTCACTTAAATAACCCAGAAAATCAAATAGTAACATTAGGGTATTTGGTGGATGATTTACTAAAAAGCAATGAGAATGGAAAGAATGAGGCTTTAATAGGATTCTATGCAAACATTGGCAGATCCTTAAAACAACTCATTGAGTATCAAAAACAACAAAGAGTAAACGATCATGAGTGAAAATATTGGTGGAGGGTTGGCTTTTCAGGCAACCCTCAATATAGATGATTTTAAAGTGTCTGCTGATGCTATGGAGCGTAGGATCAGGAACGTTTCTACTACAGCAGTCCAGGAATCTGAAAGAATGGAGCAGTCCATAGCTGCATTTGCTCAAAATGGAGCCAGGTATATCATTGGCACTCTGGTTGGCGGTGGTATGATGGGGCTTGTGAACAGCATCGTTCAAACACGTGGGCAATTCCAGCAGCTACAGATTGCATTTGATACAATGCTGGGCAGCGGTGCTAAGTCAAAGGCTCTCATGGATCAGCTTACCAATACAGCAGCCAAAACCCCGTTTGACCTTATGGGGGTTGCTGGAGGAGCAAAACAACTATTAGCTTATGGCTCATCCGCTGATAAAGTAAATGATACGCTTGTAAGACTTGGAAATATTGCCTCAGGGCTTTCCATTCCTCTGAATGATATTGTTTACCTGTATGGTACCACAATGGTACAGGGGCGTTTGTATGCCCAGGATGTAAGGCAGTTTACTGGTAGAGGTATCCCATTGGTAAGAGAACTGGCTGCCATGTACGGCAAAACAGCTGAGGAGATCAACACTATGGTATCAGAGGGAAAGATCGGTTTCCCTGAGGTTGAGAAAGTCATAAACAAAATGACAGATTCGGGTGGGCAGTTCTACAATTTGATGGAACGGCAAAGTAAATCCCTTACTGGCATGATCTCTAACCTGGGAGATTCCTGGGATATGGCTCTGAATAAACTTGGTGAACAAAACCAGGGAGTACTTGAATCGGGCATTTCTGGAGCTATCACAGTAGTTGAGCACCTGGATGATGTTCTAAGGGTTGTCAAGTCTATTGCTGTGGCTTATGGATCCTATAGGGCTGCCATTGTATTGAATACGTTGGCAACCAAAGGCTATACAGGCGTTTCTCTGATAGATAATACTGTTAGGCAGGCTAAGATAGCCCTAATGGCAAATGAAAACATATTGTCTGGCAAAGAGATAGCTCAAAGCAGCCTAAAAGTAAACTCACATAGAGAGGAAACTGCTGCATTGGAGGCTCAACTTACAGCAGAAGAAAGGGGAAATGTAATTCGAGTTGCAAGAATAGGGATTATTCAAAGCGTACTTAATGCCCAACAGCAGGAAACATTATCGTTGCTTGGACTTACAACAGCTTCAAAAGGATATGAGACAGCTGCATTGGAATTACTTACAGCAGAACAAAGAGAATCACTTGGTAAAGCCAATTTGACCACTGAAAGCATTACTTATAGAACAGCACTATATCAAGAAGTAGCAGCCAAAAACTCAAATATGGCAGCTACTCTGGAAGCCATGCGAGCAGATACAAAGGCAGCAGCATTCAAATTAGAATCTGAAAGAGCAACGGCATTGGCAGCATCAAGGCGTGTAGTATCTGCACGTGCAGAGATGAGTGCTGCTATAGAATCTGGAAACGCAACACAAATAGCTACTGCTGAAAAAAAACTACAAGTAGCCGTAGATAATCAATTGATTGCAAGTAATGCAAGAATAGCAGCACAAACAGATTTTAATACCAAGAAAACCATTCTTGAAACAGAAGCAAAACGACAATCAAGAGTTGCAAGCCAGCAAAATGTAGTCGCTGATGGGGCACAAATTGCAACTAAAAGCTTATTAGGAACTGTTACAACTGGATTAATCGCCAAATTGAGAGCATTATGGGCTACAATGTTGGCAAATCCATTTACAGCATTATTATCCGTTGGTGGATTGGTATTGTCTCTATTTACAATGTTCGGGGATAAAACAGATGAGGCTAAAACAGTTCAGGGAGACTTCCAGGATGCAACCAGTAAAGCAAGCGATGAACTGAGGAGCTATATGGCAGTACTCCAGAATACAGAGAAAGGAAGCATCGCCCATAAACAAGCATTGGAGAAAGTAAATGCTATTTGCCAGGAGTATAACAAAACGTTGCTTACCGAAAACTCAACGCTGGCAGAACAGCAAACCAAATACCAGGAACTTACTACAGCGATTCAGACAGCTACTGCTGAAAAGATCAAAGCAAAATATGTTGAGCAGGCTATGGCTGAACTGTCAGAAAAGCAAGCAAAGGCAACAGAGGATCTAAAGAAAGCAGCCAGTAGAGCCAGCTATGATACTGGATCTACTACATACGTTCCAACAGGTACAGGTGGAGCTATAGCACAGCCACTATATGAGCAATCCAGAAATATACAACAAGCTTCACAAGCCGTTTGGGATGCTGTGGAATCTATGGCTATTGAAGCTGGAGATAAGCTAAAAACCCTAACAGGATCCGCTTATACCCAGGCATTCAATCAATCTCTTAACCAGATTGTAAAAGCCGTACAGCAATCAACTGGAGCCACTGATAAGGAAATGGAATCATTCAAGGTTACGTTATCCGCACACCTTGCAAGTATAGCCAGCTACTCTAAAGATGCGTCCTCTGCTGTAGATAAAGTAAACCAGCAGTTAAGATTGTTATATTCAGCCCAACCAAATACAGCTGTAGCTGATAATGTGGACTACACAAAGATGAGCTTTGAGGATCTGGATAAGAAAGCCAGGGAAACCCAGGGTGAAATTGACACTTTGCAGAAAAAGGGGAAAGATGGCGTTATTGTTAATGTAAACAGCACAAAGCTTACCCAGTTGCTTGGATTACTTCACCAGGTAAACACTGCTATTGACAACAAAACAAAGAATCTGAACACTGAGGCTGGAATCAATGCCAGAGTTAAGGATCTGAAAGATGAGCGTGCAAATGTAGAGATCAATAGTGCCAAATATAAGGAGCTTACCAAAACCATAGATAAACTGGAGGCTAAGATCCCGAAACAAACAAAAACCTCTAAGAGTAGCGAAAACTCAGCTGCTAACAAAGCACAACAGCTGGCAGAAAAGCAGATCCAGGCTGAACTGAAAGCGGAACAGTCCAGGATTGAGATTATGGAGGATGGCTATGCTAAGAGAAAGGCACTATTGGAACTCCAACACAAACAAAACATCGCTCAGATCAATAAAGAGGAGAAAGAACTGGAGAAAGCCAGGAGGGAAGCTGGAAAGAGTGGGTTATCCTTAAAAGAAAAATCTGAGTTTAACGACCGTAGGACGAATGAAAATGCAAGCTATACAAAAGCCCAGAACAAACTATTTGATGGTGAAATTGAGTACAAGAAAAGCCAGTATGAGCTTTATTTCCGTTGGGTAAAGAATATGGGTGAGGATGTAGCCAATACTCATTTCAAGAATTTGCTCAAAGGTGGTAATTCCTACAAAGATTACATTGAAAAAGAAATTCAGAAACTTACTATAAATGATGGAAAGGATCTGACTGATAGAAAAGGGAACATAGGGCTTTCTGAGGGTGAAGCTAATTATCTTGGTAATTTAAAAACTCAATTGGATGAGATCAATGGCAAAAAATCAGCTCTTGATACATTCAAAGAAAGTTTTACACAGGCTATAAACAAGGCTAATACTCTGGCAGAGAAATTAAAAGTTATAGCTGATTATGAGGATAAACTTAAAAACGGCACATCTGGTTTAGTAGGATCCGATGATAAGGCTGCTGGCAACCTGGCAGTATCTGAAAAGAAAGATGAAACAGATAAAGAAGTTCAGGAAAAGGTTTTAGCTGATTTTAAATCTTATGAAGAAAAAAGGCTTTCTATTCAGAAAGAGTATGCTCTACTTAGAGAACAGGCTATTAAGGATGGGAATATGGCTGCTATAGCTGAAATAAACAAAGGAGAAGCTCAAAAAATATCTGCTTTGTTTACAGAAAATCTGATGAACTCTGATGAATGGAAACAATTGTTTGGCAATCTTGACAATTTGACCGTTTCAAAAATGATCGAATTAAGAGATAAGATAGAAGCAAGCTGGGAACAAATAAAACTATCACCAGAAGCATTGAATGACTTAAGAAAAAGGATTGATGAAGTAACCAGAACTATTGGGGAGAAAAATCCATTCCAGGCATTACTTGATTCTATCAAAAGATACAAAAAAGACTCCAGTAAGATTAATTTTTCAGAATTAATGAAATCTTCATCGGCTGCGCTGGGGGCTACAAAAGAGGTTTTTGATTCAGTTGTATCTGGTATCAAAACAATGGGCATAGAAATGGATGAGAATACTGAAAATATGCTCAATGACATTGGTGGAGTAATTGATGGTGCAAGCCAGCTGGCTGCTGGTATTGCTACTGGAAATCCTCTTTCAATAATTCAGGGGTCTATTTCTGTAATTTCTCATGGGCTGAGTTTGCTTGATTCAGGATCTGACAGAAGAAACAAAAGATTGCAGGAAGAAATTGAATATTATAACAAATTAGTAGAAGTTTATAACACTCTTATTGATAAGCAAAAAGAATTAACAGAATCTTTATCAGGGAAAGATGCATTGCAAGCCTACCAAGAGGGAATAGGAATGATAAACGCAAAGATTGTTGCTGCACGTAGCTCACTTGAAAGTTGGTTTGCCAAAGGTGCAGGAATGTTCTCACACTCAAATTGGTATAAATACGACAATGATATGGGTGATGTATTGAGCCGTCAAAAACTACTCACCATGTCGGCTAAGGAGTGGACATCTTTTATGAAAGACAATGCGGATCAATGGGCTAAACTACCTGATGAAGTGAAAACCTATGCTCAGAATGTTATTGATGCAGGGCTTGAAACAGAAGATCTGGCAAAAATAATGAAAGAAGCTGTAGCAGGATTCACATTAGATGATGCCTCTAATAGCATTATGGAGCTTGCAAGCCAGGCAGAATTAACGTTCAAATCCATATCTGGTAGTTTTAGCAAATTAATGCAAGATGCCATATTACGGCTTGTAAAAAGCAAAGTAGTCGATAATTCACTACAAAGATGGTATGATAATTTTTCAAACAACATGAGCGATGGTGTACTTTCAGATGATGAAGTAAAAGCGAGACAGGATGAATACAAGAATCTTGTAGAACAGGCGAATGAGCAATATAAGAAAATGATGGAGGCAGCAGGTGTATCTCTTGATTCAGCCACAAGTGAGGATCCTTTAACTGGAGCTGTAAAATCTCTCAGTGAAGAAACTGGAGGAATCGTAGCGGGTAAATTAAATGCTGTGGTGATAAACCAGGCTGATGGCTTATCTTTATTGAGAAAATCTTTGATAATCCACCAGCAAATAGCAGACAATACCTCATATTGTAGAAAATTGGAGGCAATAGATTCAACTCTAAAACGTATTGAAAGCTCTGGTAGCTCTTTATTATCACAAGGAATATCATAATAGCATTTATTTAACAAATTAGAGGACGGTACAGCAAAGATCTGTGCCGTCTTTATTTTTAATAGTATCAGCCACTAAAGCTATATGAACAGTAGTTTTAAATAACTAAAAATCTATCTATTAATAAAAAAGATGTATATTTGTTCAATATTAAGAAATTATAGCGTTTGCTATTGTTTTTGGGTAAAGAAAATCGCCAATTTTATTACACTCCAATAAACAATAAGTAGAACGCCCAGATATACGTGGGCGTTACTTATATGGAGTGTGGGCGTTTGGCGATGCCTCTTTA